AAAAAGAAAAAGTCTAATGGACTAACTGCTGCCCAAAAGAAACTGCCGATGGCACTTCAGCGTGCTATCATGAAAAAGAAAAAGAAGCGCTGAAATAGGCGTTGAGAACCGGAGGTTAGCAATGCCCTATATGACAAGTGGTAAAACAGTTTATAAAGTGACAGGCGGTCGTAAAAAGAAAGTTGCGAACGCCAAGTCAAAGACTTCGGCAAAAAAGATGGTTCGTATGTTGTATATGATTAAAGAACTGCCTCGCCGAGGAATGAGGAGGCGTCGTGGCCGTTAAGCGTAGACGCAAGTCTACTAAAAGCAAAGCAGTACCGACTAATCCTACTTTGTACGCTCGCGTAAAAGCCGAAGCAAAACGCAAGTTTAAGGTGTATCCGAGCGCTTATGCAAATGGATGGCTAGTAAAAACTTACAAAGCCAGAGGTGGTAGATATAGGACTAAAAAATGATTAAGGCTCGTTTGGTTGGAAATGGCAAATTTGTTATTGACAACGTTATGACAAAAGATGGGCACACCGATGCTGCATCTGCTCTTACGAGTTGCAAAACAATTATTTCGCATTGTGAAATGATTATGAGCAATCTGGAAGACCCAGAAGCGTCTCTCCCGACTTGGTGGACAAATAAGCTGGCAATTTCTGAATATGAAGTTGTATCGGCTGCAAACTACTTAGCGGCAGGGTCGATGGAGCCCTAAATGGCAAAACCGAGAGGTGGACTTACAAAGTGGTTTAAGGAGAAATGGGTTGACATTAGTAGAAAAGACAAGCAAGGGAGACATCCTCCTTGTGGACGCGCTAAAGCCAAGACTTCTAGAAAAGGCTACCCAAAATGCGTACCCGAGCACAAAGCTGCTAGTATGTCCACTTCTCAAAAACGAAGTGCTGTTCGTAGAAAGCGATCTAAAGCACAGGGAGTAGGAGGCAAGCCCACGTTTGTTTCTACTGCTCCAAGGAGAAGACGTCGTGGCTCTAAGTAGCTTTTTGGATAATCCTGTTATTTCTGTGGCTCGAGGCAGAATTCATAATGCACAAAGCTTTTATAAGTTTGGTTATAATTCTGCAATTATAAATAGTTCTGAAACTATTTGGGACGCAGGAGGAACGTATTCTTTTCCTGCTTCTGCAAGTGCTCTGAGTGTAGCAAGTACAGCAAGTGGCGATACAAGTCTTTCTGTCACTTTAATTGGTCTAGATGAAAATTACGACGAACTTACAGAAACTGTTACTCTTGATGGTACAGACGCAACTACTGCTGTAACTTCTAATAATTCTTTTTTAAGAATTCATAGAGCATTTATATCAGGAGGTACTGCACCTACTGGCAATGTTACAATGAAGATTGGAGCAGTTACTCATGCCCAGATTACAGTAGGCGAGAATCAAACTCTAATGCTAGTTTATACAGTACCAGCAGGGCATGCTCTTTATCTGAAAAAGGGTAGCATTTCTCACGGAGCCGATGATAACAGTGCTTTTATTACTGGGCGTCTCAAAACTCGAGCATTTGGAGGAATTTTTAGAACACAAAATGTTCAAAATCTAAATAACTCTTTTTTGGAGTTTGATTGGGAAGTACCTCTGAGAGTTGCAGAAAAAACAGACATTATCGCAGAAGCAATTTGTAGTAAAAACCAAACTAATGCAGTATCAGCAACTCTGCAAGGCGTCTTAATTGACGAGAGATAAATTATGGCAGCTAAACGCAAAACTGCTAGGAAAAAACATCCAGCAGTTAAGCGCGCTGGAGTAGCAGGGTTTAACAAGCCTAAAAGAACTCCAGGGCACCCTAAAAAATCTCACATCGTTGTAGCTAAAGTTGGCAGTAAAGTAAAAACTATTCGTTTCGGTCAACAAGGTGCAAAAACAGCAGGCAAACCTAAAAAGGGGGAGTCTACTGCGATGAAGAAGAAAAGAGCAAGTTTTAAAGCTCGTCACGCGAGAAATATCGCAAGAGGCAAAATGAGCGCAGCTTATTGGGCCAATAAGGTGAAATGGTAATGAGTGATTATCATCCTGCGGATACAAATGGTGATGGAGTAGTTTCCGAAGAAGAACAAGCTATGTATTTAGAATTCAAGCGTAAAGAGCTTGAAGATAAAGATGCACAGCGAGATGCAATTCGTAAAATGGCATGGTTTGCTCTCTTTGGACTTTTAGTATACCCTATTGGTATTGCAATCACTTCAGCTTTTGGTATGGATAATGCTTCTCAACTAATTGCTGATATTGCTCCTACCTATTTTGCATCTATTGCAGTGCTTGTCTCTGCTTTCTTTGGTGCAGACGCTTTCAAAGGTAAGTAAGGACACAACTCATGCTGCCGCTCCGCGCAGAGTACCATAAAAAACTCAACATCACTAGTATGTTGAGATCCGTAGAGAGAGCGACCGCCGAACATTTAATTCGGTCGGAGCGGAGGTTTCTTTCTCTCAAGAGAATCAAAGATTCTATATTTGGAGAAGTTAATGGCTAGATCTGGTGGATTTATTTCCGGAGGCCCTACTGGGGTACACGGAACTCAAAAAATCCGTAAACATCGACTAAACCTTGGCGTAACTCGTGATATGAATGCAGCAGCAGGAACTCTCGTAAACACCAAAAACCCAACGGGTGTTGGAGCACGCTACGCTGCTCCCGCAAAAGCTATTGGTCCTCGCTTCGGCAAGACTGCTAGTCCGCCTCGTGCTCGCTTCGGTAAGTCTTCCCCTAAAATCACACGCAGAGGACGTCGTAGATGAAGAAAAATGGAAGAGATCTCTGGCTTCAGCAGAATGCAGTTTCTGCTGCTGCCTTTATAGAGGTTTTTTCTCAGATTGAGCAACAAAGAACGCTTATGCCTCGCGAGTCTGATATGAAAGAACTCGCGAGAGCATATGCGTATCTTTTTGCTTCTTTAAGACGAGAAGAAGTAGTTGATAACTTATTCGAAGATGTAACGGTACATTAAATGCTCGAAATTAGTAGAAAAGATATAGTCTCTGATAATCTCATGGAGTTTCCCGAAAATCGTTTTATTAAGCTGCCTATTGAAAGCTATATGGAACTTCTTGGGATTGAACCAAACTCCACGCAGACTGCAATCATTAATGCAATCAACAATCCAAAATATCGTTTTGTTGCAGCAGCAGTATCACGGCGTCAAGGAAAGACTTATATAGCTAACGTAATCGGTCAGCTTGTTTGTCTTGTTCCGAATAGTAACGTGTTACTTATGTCCCCCAACTATTCACTCTCTCAAATTTCTTTTGATCTTCAGAGAAATTTGATTAAGCACTTCGATCTTGAAGTTTTACGAGACAATGCAAAAGACAAAGTCATTGAACTTTCGAACCACTCGACGATCCGTATGGGATCGGTTAATCAGGTGGATTCGGTCGTTGGTCGCTCCTACGATCTCATCATCTTCGACGAAGCGGCTCTTGTTGATGGCAGAGACGCTTTCAACGTTGCACTACGTCCCACGCTAGACAAAGAAAATTCTAAAGCTATCTTTATCTCTACTCCTCGAGGTAGAAATAACTGGTTCTCCGAATTTTTCTACCGTGGATTTTCTAACGAATTTCCAGAGTGGGCTTCTATTCGAGCAACTTACCATGAAAATCCTCGTATTTCTGAAGATGATATTATTGAAGCTAAAAAGACAATGTCTGAAGCTGAATTTAATCAGGAATACATGGCCGACTTCAATACTTATGAAGGCCAGATTTGGGCATTTAACCATGAAAAGTGCATTGCTGATTTAAGTGAGCTTGAAACTCGACGCATGGATATTTTTGCAGGAATGGACGTCGGCTACAAAGACCCTACTGCTTTCTGCGTTTTTGGGTATGATTGGGATTCTGGAAACTATTATCTTCTTGATGAGTATCTTAATTCCGAGCGAACCACCGAACAGCACGCTGAAGAAATTCAAAAATTGATTCGTAAATGGGATATTGATTATATTTATATTGACTCTGCTGCTCAACAGACTCGATATGACTTTGCACAGAATTATGATATTTCAACGATCAATGCAAAAAAGTCAGTACTTGATGGTATTGGGCATGTAGCGGGTATTGTTGATAATGATAAGTTGATTGTGCATCAGAGCTGCAAAGAATCTCTATCATCGCTTGATCAATATCAATGGGATCCGAATCCCAACCTTATGAAAGAAAAGCCGAAACATAATTATGCATCTCATATGGCTGATGCTATTAGATATGCTCTTTACTCATTCGAGACTGCGGCTACTACTTTCTAATGATACCTCTAAAAAATAGTTCTTGACTTCTGCTCCTGGAAATGGTAGAATTTAAATGTGGATTGAGTTATGACTTTAAAACGCGATTTAGTTAAGTATGTTCGTGATAAGGCTAAGTCTAAATACGAGAAAGACGACGCGTGCTACATCTGTGGCGCTACAGAGAATTTAGACTTCCATCATTTTAACGGACTTACCGAGTTGTTGGATGTTTGGCTGAGAAAGAATAAGATCACAATTGATTCAGAAGAAGATATTCTAGCAATTCGTGAACAATTCATTTCCGAACATTTAGACGAACTTTATGAACAAGCTGTTACCATTTGCCATGAGCATCATTTGCTACTGCACTCCATTTACGGAAAGCGCCCAAAGCTAGTGACTGCAAAGAAACAGCAAAGATGGGTAGAGATACAGAGAGAAAAACATGGCATGGTATAATTTTTGGAGAGGTGAGAAAAAGCTGGAGGTTGAAGAAAAAGAAAACCCCGCTCAATATATCATCGCTCAAAACGAAGGTTTCTTTCTAGAAACTCGTGAAGTTGTAACAAATTACAGAAATGCTTATGAACAGTTAGAAGTTGTAAACCGCGCAGTCAATATGATTGTAGACGATGTTGCGGAAATTCCTTTTACTGTGGGTGAGCAAATCGTTGGTGTAAATAATATTATTAAGAATATTCGACGTTCTAAAATTGATCTTCTACTAAATAAAGAACCGAACCCTTTTCAAGATGTAAGTGCTTTTAAAAGAAATCTAATTATTGATCTTCTTATTGACGGTAATATCTTCATCTACTTTGATGGAGCGCACTTATATCATTTACCAGCCGATAAAGTTACTATTGAAACTGATGAAAAAACTTTCATCAAAAAGTATTCGTATGACCATACGATTGATTACTCGCCCCGAGAGATTATTCACATCAAAGAAAACTCGTTTAACTCGATTTTCCGCGGTGTCCCTCGTCTGAAACCAGCTTATCGTACAATGCAACTGCTGGGCAGCATGAGAGCATTTCAGGATAATTTCTTTAAAAATGGGGCAGTTCCTGGTTTGGTGTTGAAATCGCCAAATACCCTCTCTGAGAAAATTAAAGAGAGAATGTTGCAGGCATGGGTAGCTCGGTATAACCCGCAGTCGGGAGGCCGCCGACCACTGTTCCTGGATGGCGGGTTAGAGGTTGAAAACCTAACAGAGATCAACTTTAAAGAATTGGACTTCCAAGAAGGTATTAAGTCGAACGAAAGAATTATTCTCGAGGCGATGGGAATTCCTCCGATTCTTCTAGATGGTGGTAACAATGCGAACATTCGCCCTAATCATCGTCTTTACTATCTGGAAACAGTACTACCGATTGTTAAAAAGATTCGGTATGCTTTTGAAAGATATTTTGGTTTTTCTCTCAACGAGGATGTGACGGGTATTCCTGCACTTCAGCCTGAGTTGAGAGATGAAGCCGCATACTACGCTACCCTTGTGAATACGGGAATTCTAACCCCAAATGAAGCTAGGGAGGCTTTACAATTTGAAAGGATCGAAGGATTTGATACACCCAGAGTTCCTGCGAATATCGCAGGTTCGGCCGCAAATCCAGAAGAAGGCGGTAGACCGCAAGAAGCGTCGCCTACAGAGGGCTAAATATGACAAAACACATGATGCTAAAGGCTTTGTCAGAGTTCTTAGCCGCTCGAGGAGTAGAAACAATTTCGCTAGCAGAGTACAAAGCTCTCGGCGATAAAGCACCTGTAAAGGATTTTCTACTTCGCAGAGCGTTCGGAACTTGGACAAGAGTTCTTAGCAATATGCACAAACGGTTCCCGGCACCTGTAAAACCGGCACCGAAAGCTGCTCCGGCACCGAAGCCTACTCCGGCTCCGGCACCTAAAGCGGAAGCTCCGAAACCGGCTCCTAAGCCTGCTCCAAAGCCTCCGGCAGCCAAGGAATAAATTATGGAAAAAATCTTCCACTGGGCAAGCACTTTTAAATCTCTTGGTGAGACAGAAGATGGTGGTCTCGATATTAAAGGATCTGCGAGCACTAATTCTCTTGATCGCGCAGGAGATATTATTGAGCCCGAAGCTTGGGTTAAAGGTGGTCTAGACAATTTTAAGAATAATCCTGTTATTCTTTTTAATCACGATTACAATCGTCCGATTGGTCGTGCTAAAGATGTTTCTGTAACCGAAAACGGTTTAGAACTAACCGCTCGCATTTCTAAATCTGCGGGTGAAATTAAAGATCTTATTAAAGATGGTGTCCTTGGAGCTTTTTCTGTCGGTTTCAAAGTCAAGGACGCTGAATATATGACTGAAACCGATGGATACAAGATCAAGGATGCTGAGCTTTTTGAGGTATCAGTCGTGACGGTTCCCTGTAATCAGAACGCTGTTTTCTCTATTGCTAAATCTTTCGACTCGATGGATGAGTATGAAAAGTTCAAGCAGACTTTTGTAAAGACTAACTCTGTTGAGCAAAAAGCAACGGCAGAGCAGTCAAGAGAGGCGAAAGCCAAAGAAACGGAGACTAAAATGTCAGAAGAAGTGAAAAACTCTGAAGTTTCTGCCTTCGACCTTGAAGCATTTGCGAAGGAAGTTGCTGAGAAAACGGCCGCTTCGATTGCAATGAAGCAAGCCGAGCAGAAAGCCGCAGAGCAAAAGGCCGCTGAAGAAGCTGCCGCTAAGGCTGAGCAAGAAACTGTTGCTCAAGAAGCCGAAGTCGAAAAGCAAAAGACCGTTGTGTCTGCTGCCGTTACTGGGGCTGAGCGCCTCATGAGCGACATTGAGAAGCGTGTTTCTGAGAAGCACGAAGATCTTTCCAACGTCGTGAAAGAGCTTGAGAGCCAGCTCAAAGAGAAGTCTGAAGAGATCATGCACATTCGTGAGTCGAAGCGCATCTTCTCTGACCGTGGTGCAAACAACGGGGACTGGAAGAAGGCTTTTGAGGGCGACATCCTTGATGCCAAGTTCGCAGGTCTTGCTACTGGCAAGGGCTGGGACAACCCTCTCGCTCGTGGTGTGATGGAAAAAGTGAATGCCCATTCTGGTGTTCAGGTTTCCAGCGCTGACTTCGAGCAAATCGTTTCCACGAACATTGAGCGGGACATTCAGAACGAACTCGTTCTTGCCCCTCTGTTCCGTGAAATCGCTATGACCTCTGCAAACATGATTATCCCGATCCTCCCGGATGCTGGGTATGCAGAGTTCGCATCGGCTCAAACCGCTTCTGGTTCCAGCCCGCACGGTAACCTCGCTACCCGTGGTGATACCTATGGTTCGCCCTATGGTGGTAACGACCTCACCGAGCGCACGCTGAACACGAAGAAGCTTATTTCTCAGTCTTATCTCGGTAACGAGACGGAAGAAGATGCAATTCTGCCGATCCTTCCGCTGATTCGTGAGTCGATGGTTCGTTCGCACGCTCGTGCAATCGAAAATGCTATTCTCGCTGGTGACGACGCTGACGGTGCTTTTGGTACCGGCGGTGCTGCTTTCCAGGGCCTGCTCAAGCTGGCTCGCGGCGATAGCGATTACACCCAGCCCTCTGGCACGTTCGCAGCTACCGATGCTGTGACCGCTGCTGACCTTCTTGCTCTTCGCAAGAACATGGGTAAGTATGGTGTGAACCCGAACGAAGTTGTGTACGTTGTGTCTCAGGACGCATACTACAACCTTCTTGAGGATGCCGAATTCCAGGATGCGAACCTGGTCGGCGATATGGCAACCAAACTGACCGGCGAAATCGGTCAGGTGTTCGGTAGCCGTGTGCTGCTCTGCGATGAGTTTGCCACGAAGGCTGCTGGCAAGTTTGGTGCCGTTGCAGTGTACCCCCGCAACTACGTGATGCCGCGTCTTCGTGGCGTGACCATTGAGTCCGATTACGAAGTTGCAAACCAGCGTCGCGTGCTGGTTGCCTCTCAGAGACTTGGCTTCACCGATCTGATCGATGGTGCTACCTCTAAGTGGGCTTGGATGTACAAGGCATCTGCATAATTTTATGCAACCGAACTGTGAGGGGGATTCGTCCCCCTCGCAATTCTTTTTGAGAGGACCATAATGGCTGATCTAATTACAGTACAAGAATATAAGGATGCAGAAGGGCTTCGTGGAGAAAAAGACGATGACCGGCTGAATATTCTTGTTCCGGCTATCAGTGATCTTGTCAAAAAGTATTGCGGAACTTCTTTTCTAGACTACTACACTACAGACAAAGTAGAGACTTTTACAATTCAGGATAATTATACTAGTATGATTATTGTGAGCGAAAGTCCTCTTGTTACTGTGGATACAGTCGAAGAAAGAACTACATATTCTGAAGCGTATCAAACGCTTACTACTGGTAATTATGAGTATTATGTCGATACTGCCGCAGATGCGATTTATAGAACTACTAGAAACGGTGAGTTTGCGAATTGGCCTAAAGGAGTGGGCTCTGTGCGGATTACTTATAATGCCGGTTATAGTTCTACTCCTCAAGATTTAAGACTCGCTCTTTATGATTTGATCACATACTATCTGAAGGACGAGCACAAAGAGCGTCAG